ACCTCGGCGACTTCATCAAGTACGAGCAGACCCCCCAGTACGACGAAGAGCACATGCCCGTCATCGACCCCAACACCGGCGAGCAGAAGCTCGAGGTCCGCGTCTGGATCGACCTCGAGAAGGCCCGCAAGGCAGGGAAGACGCACCTGATCCGCAAGGTCAAGCAGCTCAAGGATGGCTCGATCGAGCTCGAGCTCCACGACAGCCAGTCCGCCCTCCAGCTCCTCGCCAGGCACCACAGCCTCCTGCACGACTCCACCACCAACCTCAACGTCGAGCTCGGCGACCTCACGGACGAACAGCTCGCGCGCATCGCCGACGGCGAGGACCCCGTCAAGGTCGTCGGTGGCCAGTAGCGTCCAGCTCCAAGCGCAGGCCCAGCTCGAGCTCCGCCGCCGACGCCGCGAGCGGAAGCCCCCGCCCTTCGAGACGTACTGGAAGGACCGCTACCCCACCTACCACTACGCCCGGCACATCGACGTCCTCGCAGGCATCCTCGAAGGGCTCGAGCCGGGCGACGCCCTGATCCTCAACCTCCCACCGCGGCACAGCAAGAGCGAGACCGTCGGCGCCTACCTCGAGTGGATCCTCGGCCGCGACCCCAGCGACCGCGTGCTCTACACCAGCTACAGCGGCACCCTCGCCTACAAGCGAAGCCGGCAGATCCGAAACGAGATCCGCGACGGCCACGCCTTCCGCCGGCACTTCCCCGGCGTCAGCCTCGCGAGCGACAGCCGCAAGGTCAGCGAGTGGGCGCTCGCCATGCACGGCCACGAAGATGGTGGTGGCGGCATGATCGCCGCCGGCGTCGGCGGGAGCGTCACCGGCATGGGCGCCCGCGTCGGCGTCGTCGACGACCCCCTCAAGGGCCGCAAGCAAGCCGAGTCCCCCAAGGTCCGTGAGGCCGTCATCGACTGGTTCCGCAGCGACTTCTTCACCCGCCTCGAGCCCGACGCGATCATCATCATCATCCAGACCCGCTGGCACAAGTACGACCTCACCGGTTGGCTCCTAGAGAACAAGGACGGGGAAGACTTCGGCGCGTTCAACTGGCGCGTGCTCAGCCTCCCCGCCATCGCCGAAGACGACCAGGATCCCCTCGAGCGCCCTGCCGGCGCCGCGCTCTGGCCGGAGCGCTGGCCGATCGGCAAGCTCACCGCGAACCGCAACCTGCTCGGCGAGTACGACTGGGCCAGCCTCTACCAGCAGAGGCCCTTCCTCAAGGGCGGCAGCGTGTTCACCGACGGCGTGAAGCGCTGCGAGCTGCCCATCAGCCTCGACGGCGCCCTCGTCGTGCTCACGGCCGACCTCGCCGCCAGCGTGAAGACCAGCGCGGATCACAGCGTCTTCCACGCCGGCGCGACCTGGGGCCGCGGGCCCGAGATGATCGGCAAGGTGCTCGAGGTTCGCCGCGGCAGGTGGAGCGTCGATCAGCAGATCAACCACATGCAGCAGATGCAGGCCCTGTACGGGCAGCCGTTCTACGTCGAGCGCAGCCCGAACGCGATCCCGGTGATCGACGTGGCGCGCTCGAGGGGCGTGCGCATCATCGAGGTCAAGCCCGAGGGCGACAAGTTCAGCAGGGCGCAGCCGTACGCCAGCGCCTGGAACGGTGGCCGCGTCGAGGTGCCCATGGCGCCCTGGGCGACCGTGTACATCAGCGAGCTCACCAGCTTCAAGGGTGACGGCAGCGATGACGCCGACGACCAGGTGGACACGGGGTCGTACTGGTGGCGCATCGCGCAGCGCGCCGGCGCCAGCTGGAGTGTGCGCGGCGAAGCCGCCGGATAGGAGACCAGCATGATCGTCAGAGGCGAGACCACCCAGCCGCTCCTCACCCGCGAGCTCGAGCTCCGCGTCGACCAACCCGACGACTTCGAGCCCAGCCAGGCCGCCGAGACCGGCGACGCCCGAAGCGAGGTCCCCTGGCCGCTCAGCCCGAGCGAGATGGTCGACTTCTACTACTCGAGCCCATGGCTCGGCGCGATCGGGAACATCCTCGGCGACGCCGTCGGCAGCGCACAGTGGGACCTCAAGGCCCGCAACGCCGACCTGCAAGGCAAACCCATCACCACCCCCAGCTCCGACGAGGAAGCGCGCGCCCGCGCCTGGCTCTCCCGCGAGGACGTCGGCGGGGACGGCGTCACCACCCTCGACATCGCCGGCCTGCTCAAGGCCGCCAGCAAGACCTACGACGTGACGCACAACCTCTTCCTCGAGGTCGTGCGCAACAGGGCCGGCGACCAACCCATGCGCCTCGTGAAGATCCTCCCGCAGTACGTCCGCTACTACGCCGGGCAGGACGGCACCATGTACCTCCGGCAGTCCGACCCCTGGCGCGGCATCTTCGACTTCGTTCCGTTCGGAGATCGCCTGGCCGGCGGCGAGGGCGCGAAGGAGCGCGAGTACCTGCACCAGCGGGAGCCGAACGACATCAGCACCTTCTACGGGGTGCCCGGCTGGATCTACGCTCGGGACAGCGTCACCCTCGACAACGAGCACCGCAAGTACCTCAGGGGGTTCTTCCAGCGGCACACGACCCCCAGGTACATGATCACGATCACGCAGGACCCCAACTGGACCGGCGACCAGCCGGACGACCAGAAGCTCGAGGCCGTCTACCAGCACGTGCGGAGCTTCCTCAACGCGAACGCCGGCGAGATGGCCGGCCGGAACCTCATCCTCCAGTACCCCGGCGGGATCCTGGTGAAGGCGGAACCGCTGGACGTGAAGCTGGAGGACCCGACCTTCCCCAACACCGCGCTGAACGTCCGGAACGAGATCATGGCGGTGCGGCACGTGTCGCTGATGGACTTGGGCTTGCCGGAGGGCGGGTACCGCGCGACGGCGCAGGAGCAGAGCGACAACTTCCGGCAGCAGGTCCTCCGGCCGTTCAGCAACCCGGTGGTGGCGATGATCAACCGGGTGCTGCACGCGCCGGCGCCGGCGGGGCTGGGCGTGCAGGGGTGGGACTTCCACCTGGAGTTCGAGCGGGTGGATGACACTCTGCGGCGCATCCAGGGCGTGGTGACGGGTGTGGGTGGTCCGGTGCTGACGCAGCCGGAGGGCCGGCAGATCCTGGGTTACGAGCCGAAGGGGTTGGATGAGCTGTTCGTGCCCGTGAACATGGTGCCTGGCCTGCCGCTGCCCGGTGGCCCGGACGGCGGTGGTTCGAGCCAGGGTGGTCAGTGACCCTCCGGCGCACCCCCACGCTTGTCCAGGCTCGAGCCCGCCAGGCCAGCGCCAGCCGCCGGCACATCGCCCTCATCGAGCAGGCCGTCAACCGCTACGCGCCCATCATCTGGGGCATCACCCGCCGCCAGTTCCAAGCGCACCTCGCCGCGGTCCTCGAGCACCTCCGCCCCCACCTCAAGCTCCTCACGCTCGAGCAACGCGCCAGCGGGGATCCCGAGGTCGACTACATCGCCACCGTCATCCGCGCGGTGCACAGCAAGGGCCTCGAAGGCATGGGCGGCGTCATCCAAGACGTCGCCGACGCCGTCGCGCGCCAGCAAGGCTTCCTCCAGACCGACCCCCGCTACGCCACCATCGTCGACTACACCCAGCGCATCCTCAGCGACGACCTCAGCGCCTACTGGCAAGGCCTCCAGGACCCCACCACCATGGCCAAGCGCATCGTCGACCTGCAACGCCAGGGCCTCGGATACCAAGAGACCAGCCGCCGCGTCGCCGCCACCTACGGCGCCGAGTTCTACCGCAGCGAAAGGCTCGTCCGCAGCGCCTACAACACCAGCAGCAACTACGCCCACTACCGCGACCTCCTCGAGGCCGGCTACACCAGCGCCCGATGGCTCACCTCGGAGGACAGCCGCGTCCGACATCCCCACGGCAGCCAACGCTGGGACCACCGCAGCGCCGACGGGCAGATCCGCAAGCTCGGCGAGCCCTTCGTCGTGACCGGGGAGCTCCTGCTCTTCCCGGGCGACCGCAGCATGGGCGCGAGCATCGGGAACGTCATCAACTGCAGGTGCACCCTGATCGGCGCCGACTGACCCTTGCACGCGCCGCGCGAGCGTGTGCTACGCTTGCCGCAGAGCCCCTCCGGGGCGCCCCCAGACCGGGGTGCGACGGAGGGGCATCTCTTTGCTCCATCGCTTCCGCAACCTGCTCCAGACCCGCGCCGCTCCCGAGGAGCCGCGCGAGCGCTCCAGCGTGCAGCTCG